TATACCCATGCTATCCGGCTGGGTTTTAACTGAAAGCGAAGCGAAACAGACCAAGATGCGTAAGCTAACAAAGAAAGAGATTCAGGAAGGATTAGACCTGATACCCATGGACAGACTTCTACTCGGTAACAGCTCCGAAGTCCGATTCACAGCAAAGCAGAAGAAGTTTGCCGAAGAGCTGGCCAAGGGTAACACTAAGACTGGGGCATATAGGAAGGCATACAACACCAAGGCCAAGCCGGCCATACAAGCCACAAGTGCAAGCAGGCTAGCAAGCCAGCCCCATATACAGCTATTAGCCGACCGGATAAGCACGGCATTAGAGGCACAGAAATATCAAACCCCTGCCCACATAAGGGCATTGACCATCCACGAACTCACTAGGCACGCCATTTCAGAAGACACAGCACCGGCGCAAAGGATAAAGGCATTGGAATTGCTGGGTAAGATTACCGAGGTCGCACTGTTTACAGAACGGCGGGAAACAGTGGTAACAACAGACAGTGCAGACGCAAGAGCCAAGCTTATGAATGCCATGCGGCTGGCAATATCTAGCCACGATACAATAGACGCTGAATATACAAGTGCTGATGACCTGCTGGCAGAGCTGGCCGGCAACAGCCTTGCCGATGATATGAAGCCCAGCAATGAAGAGCAGGAGCAAGAGCCAGCATATAGCACAGAGCCGGCCGAACATGGGCTGGGGGATAGTCAAAACGAGGATTTGCCGACCCCACCCACCCCCGACCCCGAAAAAAAGGGCAACGCGTTGCCTCCGCACTTACATAGTATTCCACACAATGAATCCGCTCCCGAAATCATCCCTGACTTCGATGAAAATTGATGATAATATTTGCTTGTCAAATGGGTACATATGTTCCCATTTAGAAAATATATTGTGTAATATCATGGGGTTGGCATCTGAAACAGGTGTTTCAGACGTGTCAAGCACTTGAATGTCAACGGGGGGTTGTTTGTCAACTTTGACTGTCAACTGTTGACTGTCAATAGGGGGTGGGGGGTCTCAAAAAACACGGGGTTATACCAAATGTTTTATAGGGAAAAGGCCCCCTTATGTTTTATTTTAGATTTTGGCAGAAAAAAATATGAAAAATTTATTAGATAGGTACGACCATTTGTTGTTTGCTGACGGGTTTAATGAAGCTGTGATTGGGGTTAGTAGTGATGACAAGGTTGTTTATAGTATTAATCGGATGTTAGAAATTCTTATGGAGGACGGCATTAGCGATGAAGAAGCCTTAGATTATTTTTACTTTAATATTGAGGGAGCATATATGGGCGAAAAGACCCCCATATATATATGGACGGAATGATTAGGAACCGGGAGCATATGAGAAGTATTGTTAATTTTGACAATATGTATTTTGACAAAATATGCCCAATAGATTTAGATGCCTTTATGGAATTTAATAATAAGTTGTTTATATTTATAGAGACTAAGTATATGAATGCGCCTATGCCGCTTGGACAGCAATTAGCTTTAGAGCGCATTTGTGATGTATGCCATATGGCTGGAAAAAAATCTATATTGATGATTACCTCTCACAACGACAGCGATGAGATTGATTTAGGCAATTCAACTGTAACTAAGTATAGGTGGAACATGAAATGGCAGACGCCTTTAAATACTATAAAGTTATATGACGCCGTGTTAAAGATGAAAGAAAAATATATATGACGCCAGCGCAGAAAGAAATCTATCATGTGATAGAAGAGTTTTGGATTAAGTTTGGTTATGGCCCAAGCGTGGATGACGTTATGTATATCACCGGCGCTATAGGTAGAGGGAACACCAGTAGGAAGATGTGGCACCTTGTTAAGATAGGACTGTGCAAGGGAACGAAGAATAAGGCACGTAGTATTAGACCCGCATCACTTAGAGTTAGGAACCTTGAATGAATCTTGAAGATTTTTTAGCCATGTTGCCGGAAGGCGATAGGGAAAACATTGAGCTTATTGCTGAAGAGTATAAAGCCTCTGTTCTTAGAGAGACCGGGCAAAAGAATTTTATGGCGTTTGTTAAAGCCATGTGGCCAAATTTTATTTTAGGTAGACACCATGCTTTGATGGCAAAAAAATTCGAAGAGATAGCTGCTGGTAAAACCAAGCGCTTAATTATTAATATGCCGCCTCGACATACTAAATCCGAATTTGCTTCTTATTTATTACCTGCATGGTACTTAGGTAAGTTTCCAGGTAAAAAAATTATCCAGTGTTCTAACACGGCCGAGCTTGCTGTGGGCTTTGGTCGTAAAGTTCGAAACTTGGTTGATGGTGAAACATACGCTAATGTGTTTCCTAATGTAGCCCTGCGGCATGACTCTAAAGCAGCTGGACGGTGGAGTACAAACGCTAATGGTGAGTATTTTGCTATCGGTGTTGGCGGTACTGTAACAGGTAAGGGTGCTGACTTACTTATCATTGATGACCCGCACTCAGAGCAGGAAGCCGCTTTAGCAGCCAATGACCCTACCGTATACGATAAGGTGCATGAGTGGTTTACCTCAGGCCCTAGGCAACGTCTACAACCTGGCGGCTCTATTGTTATTGTTATGACCCGTTGGGGTAAACGTGACTTAACTGGAAGAGTGTTACAAAGTATGGTTGAACGTGATGGCGATGAGTGGGAAGTAATCGAGCTTCCAGCTATCATGCCAAACGAAAAACCTTTATGGCCAGAGTTCTGGTCACTAGATGAGCTACTGAAACTTAGAAACGAGTTACCTTTATCTAAGTGGTCTGCTCAGTATCAACAAAATCCTACCGGCGAAGAAGGTGCTTTAGTAAAACGGGAGTGGTGGCAGATGTGGGAAGAGGACAGGCCGCCTCCATGTGACTTTATTATCCAGTCTTGGGATACCGCCTTTACTAAAAATGAGCGCTCAGACTATTCAGCATGCACTACTTGGGGTGTCTTTTATATTAACGAAGACCCAAACAATGCTAATATCATTTTATTAGATGCACTTAAAGAGCGTTTAGAGTTTCCTGAGCTTAAAAGACGAGCCATGGAAATGTATACAGAATGGGAGCCGGATGCCTGTGTAGTCGAGGCTAAAGCTTCTGGTGCGCCGCTTGTCTTTGAATTACGGAGAATGGGTATTCCGGTGCAAGAATATACACCTACCCGTGGAAATGATAAGATTTCAAGAGTAAACTCTGTTGCTGACATGTTTGCATCAGGAAAAGTGTGGGCGCCACGCAAGAGATGGGCAGAAGAAGTCATTGAAGAACTCGCTGCTTTTCCAAATTCAGACCACGATGACTTAGTCGATTCTACAACACAAGCATTAATCCGCTTTAGAAAGGGCGGCTTTATACGGCTACAAACTGACGAAGAAGATGAGATTCAATATTTCAAATCTAAACGTAAAGCAGCCTACTACTAAAAGGAAATTATTATGGCAATAGAAAAATCGTTATATGCGGCACCTTTAGGTCTTGAAGCAATATCTCAAGAGCAGGAGCCACTAGAAATTGAAATAGAGAACCCTGAGTCGGTGACTATTGGTGGTTTAGAAATCTCATTTGAGCCAGAAGAAGAGGACGAAGATGATTTTGACGCCAACCTTGCTGAATACATTGATGAAAAAGAGCTATTAAGTATATGTAACGAGCTTATAGATGACGTTGAAGCCGACATTGGCTCACGTAAAGACTGGATACAGACCTATGTAGACGGTTTAGAGCTACTTGGCATGAAAATTGAAGAGCGTTCTGAGCCATGGGACGGCGCTTGTGGTGTATATCACCCACTATTAAGTGAAGCATTGGTAAAATTCCAAGCTGAAACAGTGATGGAGACTGTCCCAGCTACCGGTCCAGTGAAAACTTTGGTTATTGGTAAGGAAACACCTGAGAAAATGGGTGCAGCCGACCGTGTTCAGAAGGACATGAACTACCAAATCATGGAAAAAATGCCTGAATTCCGCCCAGAGCATGAAAGAATGGCATGGGGACTAGGACTTTCTGGTAACGCGTTCAAAAAAGTCTACTTTGACCCCAACTTAAACCGCCAAACATCTAAATTTGTCCCGGCAGAAGACCTAATTGTCCCTTACGGCGCATCAGACTTGCAAACTGCCGAGCGTGTAACCCATGTTATGCGTAAAACAGAGAACGAATTGAAGCGTTTGCAGATAGCTGGCTTCTATCGTGACATAGAATTAGGCGAACCATCCACAGCTTTTGACGAAGTAG